GCTTCTGACAGGTCCTCTAATTTTCCTGTTTTTATTATTTTCCTGTCTATATATAATCCTGCCGCTTTTCCTCTATTTGCTTCCGCATTGACTGCAGAAGAGAATGAACCTTTTTTAAGTGCTGCTTCTCTCAGTCTTGCTAGTTCTGCAACGTGTCCTTCATAGGTCACTTCAAACTTTCTTAATCTCTCTTCTTTGAGTTTACCAATATAGCCTACAACTAAAGGACTAAGTCTTGGATTACACAGTTCTGATCCTTCTTGTCTTGATCTCTTTTCAGAATAGCCAGCAAGCTTTGCCGCTTCACTTTGTGTAACCGGTCCATCAGGTCCACCGAATACTAAGAACTCAGCGAATCTCTGTTGCATCTCTGTTAATCTTTTAGGAACTCCCATGTTGACAATTTAAGGTAACTATCCTATAAAGTCAATATGAAAGATGATCGAGGAGAATTAGATTTGACAAAACAAATAGAAAACTTGACAACTGAATTAAAAAGCGTAAAGGATCTGGAAGAGTCTCATCGTAAGTTAAACGGTAAACTTCAACAAGATTTAGCTGATTGTAAGAGAGATAATGTTATTCTTTCAGATGATAATGCTACGCTTCTTAATCGTCTTAGAGATGCGGGTTTGTAATGTTTGTAAAACATCTGCAAGAGTTTTTGTCAAAGTTCACAGAGGCAAACAAAGCTGGTACCATAAATGGTAATGCAGTTTCGAATGCTAAAATTTATATTGAAAAGAACGGACGACTTCATGAGATTAAAAGAATTGAAGTGCAAGACCAAGGTATAATTGGTCAGCCATCAATTCGTGTAGTTATAAAAACACAGGAGAAGCAGGAAATTATTCTGCCTCCAAGTCTTATGAAAGAGTTCTAAATGCATGTACCAGTCACCCTAAAAAACCTATGGGTCCAGAGGCAAAATTATATCAAAAAGTTAAGCGAAACTCCGATGGAATTTCGTGGATTCGGATTGAAAACCTTAGCTTACTTGGTACTCCTGATCTATTGGGCTATAATACTTCTGGGCACTTTTTTACTTTAGAATTAAAAGTCACGAAGGGGAACAAGGTACGCTTTTCTCCACACCAAATTGCGTTTCACGTGGCACATCCAAAGAATACTTTTATCATGGTCGAGGCCCTTGGTCCAAGGTCCTCGAAACTTGTTCACCTGTACTCAGGTGCCCGGATCATGGAGCTTGTAGCTTGCGGCTTGAAGCTTGATGCTTGCTGCTTGGGGCTTGAGGCTTGTATTAAATATCTTCAGAACCTGAACTAGGTTCTGGTTTGCTTGGCGCTTGAGGCTTGGAGCTTGAAGCTTGGGGCTTGAGGCCCGGACCAGACGCACGCTCGCACTCACCGTCGTGAGCTCTTAAGCTAATGGCCTGATCCAGTTTATTACGCTTGCGTAATTCTTTATAAAACTTGGGGTGTTTAAATTCAAACATTAATGTTGACCGTATGATATATTTTTTATTTCTTTATTCCAGCAATTTCTGCAATCTTTGCATTGGCCGTCCTGCTGTGGTGCCGGGCATGTTGCGCCGCTTGTGACCACNGTTGAAGTGTTGGCCCAGCTGGCAGGTNCTGCCTGATCAATCATTGGCGTGCTAAATCTTATAATTAAATTATCAGGCGCCCTTGAGACATGGTCCTTTATCCATGCTTCCCGGGTCGGGAGCCAGTGACGCTTAGAAGGCGTGAGCTTGCATACTTCATAAATTTTGTTTAGGTGATTTAAATCCTGGACATCTCCTGAATCGTGCCATCTAAAGACATCCGGCTTTTTGCTGTTGATAAGGTGAGTCATAGCTTCAACCCATTGCGGGCCCTTCGTTGCTTCCAGTCTACGATATTGTGCATCTTGTACAACTTTAAAAACATAACAACCTTTCAGAGCATAACAATCGTAACATGTTGAGCCCTTAACCTTCCGGAGCTTGGAGCCTGTTTTGCATTCTTTGGCAGGTAAACCAATTGACCANCCAGGCATTTTGCTTGGCTTGCTCAGGCTGCCTCCTATTATTTTAAATGCTTCTTCTGTTTTCATAATTTCTCCTTTATAATCCTATTACTATCACCTGGTCCGGGCTCTGTCAAGCTTGAAGCTTGCGGCTTGGAGCTTGGCGCTTGGGGCTCGTGCCCTCTAGTTATCCAGCCTAGGCGCTCTTCTCTTTTTGTAAGTCCTCGTTGTTTAATTCTTTTCATAGTGATTTTTCTCTGACTAGTTCTGTATCAGGCTGGACCAGGTCTCCATGCTCTTCGTGCATCTCATTCCAGTCCAGAACATTGAGTCCTGAAGCAACAGCCTTAGCCTCCCGGTGGTTCCTGCACATGCAGAAGGTGAATGTGTGTGTATCTCCATAATTACACATGACTACTGGGCCTTCGGCCCAGTACCATCCATCTTTGTTTATTTGTTTTATTTTATTTTTTGTTAGCATCCATATCCTTCTTTACTAGTCTCAGGATCTCCTCCAGAGCGTCTGCTATTCTTTTCAATTGTGTTGTGTCCATAATTATTCCTTTCTAAATACATCCTATACTATCCCGTAACCATTGTCAAGCTTGAAGCTTGGCGCTTGAAGCTTAATTCTTTCTTCTTTAGAATGATTTTTAGAATCATTCTAAAGTGGCAAATTATTTACAGGACCATCCATTCTTTCACCCAAACTCTTCTAGAAATTGGGTACTGTTACCGCCGGCATGGTCCAGCAAATAATGATCAGTCACTATGCTACGCAGGGCCTGGAGGTCGCTATTTATCCAGTCTCACCGGGCGCGTTCACCGGTTACCTTCACCTGTGTTCTAGTGTTTATTCTCACAGTCAACAATGACTGATCCCAGGTCCAACCAGCGCGGTTCGATAATCGCTACTTATCTGGTTTCCTTTATCGCTGGACCAGGGATCAGCAACGATTTATGATACACGAGCCCGCGCGCATATGCTGGCGGTGTATCCACATTACTGATCCCAGATCACAGGACGCTGTACAGCAAATGACTCCCGCATTCCGAGAGATACCTGTGATCAGGGATCAGCACAGTAGGTATAAGCGAAACCCGGTAAGATTTTAGCTACTAGAAACGCTACTGTTCTGATCCCAGATCCGTTCCTGACAATGTCAGTGGTGCACTCGCTCAATTTGTATGTTTCAACAAACCGAGAGAAACGGATCTAGGATCAGTTCTGGTTTTTCATTATGACCATTAAGGTGCCTTACTCAACCAGAAGTTTTCCCAACTTAATTAATGAAGATCTATTTAAATTAATTAAGTTAATCAAATATAATGCTTGACTATCCTATTGTCAAGTGTATAAATATAGTTATGCAAAATAAAAAAACAGAAAGGTCTAAAATGACAAAAATAAGAATGAACACCGAGTTAAGAAATAAACTCTTTAATAAGATCAAACATACATTTGAGAATGAAGATACGCAAGAGAGAGAATTATATCTTCAAGCGAGAGAGTATGTTGATGAACAATATAAAAGTGCAAGTGAACTTGCAAAAGAAGTTGTTGAGAGAGCATATCCTGTTGAAGATGTTGCAGTATTAAGAACTTTCAAAAAGAAATATGGAAGTCCTTGTGATGTTGTTGCAAAAGATAAATGCTTTTACTTTGCACACAACGAAGATACTGACGAAGATGGCGAAACAACAGAAACTAAATCACACTTTGATTTTGGTTTGTTTGGTAATCTCAATGGTAGTGAGTATCACGATTACGAGGGTAAAAAGTTTGCAGTTGCATATTTTAGAGAAGAACTAAAAGCACAAGATTGCAACCCTGATATATTTGCACAACAGAATGGCAAAGATGAAAACCCACACAAAACAAAACATGTAGATCAATGTATGAAAGCACTCGGATATAGTGGTAGTCATAATGATAGTAATGGTATCAATAAAGATTTTGATAGTAATTATTATGTTGATGTTATTGGAACATCTTATTGCAGATCAAGAGCAATAGCTTGTACTAAAAATGAGTACGAGCAATTTGAACAATGGCGAGTTGCAAAAGGCAATTTAGTTTCCAAACACCAAACATGGATAGATACAATTACTAAACAATGCGATCAGTTAAAAATTGGATTGAAAGCATATAGATATTTGAGTGAGGGAATTGAACTTGCAACCGAGTTAGGTATTCAAGTTGATGAGGCAGAGTTAATTAGAACTAACTCAACAGGTCTTACAATCTACAATCCGAGTAATTTGGCTAGTATGATTAAAGGCATGAAGAATAAAAATCAATCAAGAGAGGCGAAGATATTGGCTAGAAAACAATATGAAGAAAGTTTAAATTAAAGTTTGACAACCTATCCTACTTCGTGTAGGATAGGTACATACAAATAGAAAGGTATAATAAAATGGAAAACAACACACAATTTAAAATAACATACTACTCAAACAAAGATAAAAAGCATATTACTAGAAATGGTAAATGGGACGAGAAGTGTAGATATTGGACTAGCAAAGTTGGTGCAAAATTAATGACATACTTTGACATGGACGCAGAGGGATATAGAACTGCTAAAGGCAGTTGGAAAGTGAGGTTTTAATGTTGAGAGCAATTTGGTTTGCGTTGCACTTTGCAATTATATTTATGGGTGCAATAATAACAATACACTTTGATACATGGTTAGGATTAGCAATCATGGGAGTATTTGCAATCAAGTTTGGATTAATGCTACCAGACTTAAATGAAAGGACGGATATATAATGCCAGAACTTAATGAAGATAACTTTGAACTAATAGACAGAAATAAAGACGCAATGTTGCAACGCAACAAGCTTAAGTATCTTGAAGATAGAATTGCAACACTTGAAAAATCTTTAGGTGCAATCAATAAGATTTTAGGTAGATATCAAATGACCGAGGGGGATAACAATGCCTAACAAACATTTTTGTCAAGGACCAACATGCCACGAACAAACTACATCAGATAGATTTTTAAAATCAAGAGGCGTGGTCCGAGGAAGATATGCATATGCTAGTCTAGATACTAGTTGGCATTATGGTAGTGGCGATAAATTCTTTTGCTCTCAACGATGTAAAATGAATTGGCTAGAATTAAATATGCCTAACATCGAACAAGGTCAACCAATTGAGTTTATTAGACACAGACGAGAGAGTGGTGGTTATGAGAAAACAACCGAGGAACATTATGGTCGTAATTATCATACTATTAAAAGGATTGACAATAGGACCGAAATAGACTAGGATAATCCTATTAACAAGAAAGGTATAATATGAACACACAAACACAAACACAAACACAAACA